GATGCCGTGTCCAGCATCTTCAAACCATCCGCCACACCGGCACCTGAAAAGGTGATGACTCTCCCTGACGAGGGACTGTATATACTAATGCAATGGACGGTATCCAAACCTTCCAAGGTAGTGAAGTCCTCGACGGGATTGGTCTCCAAGTCGAAGAACAAAGCGTTGCCTTTATTCGTCATCTTCCACCTCCTTCGGGAAGCAGACGGGACACACCCATTTCTCGCCGTCGTGTTTCTTTATCTCGAAGCCGCCGCAATCATCGCAATTGGGGGGAGGATATGTTTCATCATTCGATAGATCGTGTTCGTTATCCATGTCGTTATATCGTTTCCTTTAGTTTGCTTTGAGGGATGACGTAGGTGTCTCCCCTTCCCAAATCCTTCAACCACCAATCTTGGGTGGCTTCCTCCGCGTCGATCATTCCTCGGTAGACGTAGCTAGGGAACTCGCCTGTCATCAAGACGTAACCATCGACGTACCGAGACTTCTTCCAACTGTTGACCAACAAGCAACCATCCTCCTTCTTGGTGGCCTTGACGTCGAGACAAAGACCGCTCCAAGTGACGTCGCCTTTGTCGTCCACCGTCTTTCTCGCCTTGATGTAAAGGTCAGGATACAAGTTGAACGCCTTGCAGAACGCCAGTTCCCCACCGAACCCTTGAACGTCAAGTGACAAGGAGTCCTCGTCACTAAGTTTTCTATCCGCCATGTTCTTCCTTCTGTTCTCCTCGTTACGAAACTTGGCCACCGTCTTGACCAACCGTTGTTCGACGTCGGTGAGAGTTGTTTGTTGTCCTATGATCACGATCTAGTTAAATAAATTTTTTGAAACCTTTTGCCAGTATTTAATGGTTTCATCTTTTTTGTAACCGTTGGGACCACCGTTGTGTATCCTCGCCAAGTGTTCCCAAGTGGCGTCGGGGGAAGCGTACATCTTCCAGTACGACAGTATGACTTTCTCGGCGTAACCAGGAACGACGCACATAGGCCACGATCCTTCCCGTAGTTGAAGCGTCTCCCTTGCCGCGTCCAGCCAGTAGTCGTAGGTGATTTGGTAGGGACCAATGGAACGTCCGTTGTCTCCCACCGCATAGTTGGGATGTAACGTTCCGCCTGTCTCGACCTGTCTCATGGCGTCCAATAGGTAACGGTACTTCCTGACCTTAGAATGGTGGCGCGTCGTTATCGTTGGCAGCGTCCAAATCATTCGGAAAAACAGTATTATCTTTTTCATGCAATCTCCCTGTCTTGTTGTCGAAGTAGAGAGTTCCGGCTAGTCCGGTCTCTCCGCTGAATCTATTCTTAAGTACCCGAAGACGTGTTTGATTGGCGTCCTCCACCGCTTGCTGGTTACGTTCCATGCCGATCACGATGTCAGATAACTGAGCGATGGCGGCTGAACCACGGAGATGGGCGAGCGAAGTGACCGCTCCCTCTTCGTGACCCGCTCCATGCGGACGCTTCAAGTGAGACACCAGCACCATGCCGCAGTTGGTTTCCTCGACCAGCGAACGCAAGCGTGTCATGGTGTTGTCGATGAGGCGTCGTTCGTCGTCGCCCTCGAAGCCGCTGACCACGATGCTTAGGTGGTCAAGGAAGATCCAGCTACACCCCATCCCTTTGCAGAGGTAACGCACCTTCGCCAACAGGTTGTCGGAATCACAGCTACCCCAATGGTCGTAGGTATAGAAGTTGCCGTTGCCTATGGTCTCCTTGAAGGGTTCCTCCAGCTTGTCGTAGTCGATGTCCTGTTCGAGGTGAAGAGGACGGCTGAGATGGATGCCGAGAATACCTAGAGCGGTGCGCCTGACGCTTTCTTCCAACGCTATGTAACCGACGGTCTCGCCGCTTTGTAGCAAACTGTAACAAACCTCCCGACATAGCAGACTCTTTCCTATGCCACTACCGGCGCAGATGGTAACTAGTTCACCTCGCCTGAGACCGTGGGTCTTCTCGTTCAAGTCGTTGTAAGGGTACGGCTTGGAGTCCTCGTTCTTCTCTTCGGTGATCTTCTCCCATAGTTCGTCGGCGGTTACGATACCGTCAGGTCGGTAGGAGCGCGCATTCCAAATGGACTGCACCAGTTCCTTCGAGCGGTTCGCCGTCAACATGTCGTTGGGATCCTTCAATGGAATCTCCGCAAGCTTCGCTCTTCCTGGTGACAGCATCGCCGCGCATTCAGCCGCCGCGTTTCTTCCGGCGTCGTCCATGTCGAACAGGAACACCACCTCGTCGTATCTTTCCAACCAATCGAGAGAATGAGCGACGTACTTCTTGCCGCTCGCCGCTCCATGAGGAACGGAGACGACAGGCCACCTGTTGTCGAACGCTTGGGAGACGGACAAAGCGTCCACCTCTCCTTCGGTCACGACCACACGTCTTCCGCCGTCCTTCCATAAATGCTGACCGTAAAGACCGACCAGTTCTCCTCGTACCTTGAAGCTCTTGTCAGGGAACCTTAACTTCTGTCCTACTAGGTTTCCGTTTTGAGCGCGGTAGTTAGCTATCTGCACGGAGGTGTCGTCATGTCTTCCGACGTGATACCCCCACTTCTGACAAGTCTCCTTGGTGAGTCCTCTTCTAGCCAGCGCTTGTACCTTCCCTTGCACGAAACTTCCGTTCACTTGTCGAGTCTGTTTTTGTGGTCCATGTTCTCCTCCGACGAAAGAGTCGCAAGAAAAGCACTTTGAACTTCCGTCTTCGTTGACGCATCGAGCGTCACTCGACCCGCACTTGGGACATGGTAGATGTGTTTGTTTGAAAGCCATGACGAGGGGATTACTTTATTACTCCATTTAATGTTTTTCTTGTCGCACCACATTCCGTAAGTGGTCTTGCTGCCTTTGCGAATCTTGTTGTTGGCGTCGTAAAAGACCATTCGTATCTCAAGGTCAGGATGTTGTTCCCTCACCAACAGATGTTTCTTTCGGTCTTCGGCAACCCACCTACCCTTCGCTTCTATTATGATGCCGTTCGGTAAGATGAAGTCAGGCGTGTACGTTCCCTTCTTCATGTACTCGATCATCAAGGTCTCGTAGGAGAAGCCGCAACCCAAGGTGTTAAGTTGGGTTGCGAGCTTCGCCTCGAACATGGAACGAAACCTAGAAATCCGCGATGAGTTCGCCGTCGTCTTCTTTCGTTTCTTTCTTCTTGGCATCCGTTTCTTCCGGTTGATCCAGTTCTCCCTCAAAGGTTTCGCCACCGTGGACGTAGCCGCCCTCGACCGCAGTGAAACCAAAGCTTTCTCCTGTGCGCTCACCTGGATTGAACGCTTGCAGGTCGATGATTTGAACGGCGTCCAGTTCGAGAGTCATCCCGAACCCACCGACTGCGGGGACGTTCCAAAACTTGGGACGCACCGCGACCTTTACCTTGGAACCACCAGCGACGACGACGTCCTTGGGATGAGGTTTTCCTTGGGAATCGAACAAGCCGACCTTCAAGTTGTGTACGGTTCCGTCTCGTCCCGTGACCTTGGCTTTCAACTTGGCTTTGATTTCCCAACCGCCTTCGTCGCCATCCTTGTTGTCAACTACCGGAGAGGTGGCGGCTTTCTTTACTTCCTCGCCGCCGTTCTTGGCAACTTCCTGTTCGTAGGCTGCGTCATAGAAGGGCTTCAGTTGCTTCTTGAAAGCATCCGCCTCCTTCTTGGTGACGATCACTCCGATCTTGTACTCACCATCTTCGTTGAACATTGTGTTCGGGTTGTTGACCCAAGGGTATCTCGCAATTCCTTCGGGAGTTATGAGGGTTGGTCGTTTAGTTTTTGTAGCCATTTGTCTGTGTCCTTTTTCTGTTGTTGTGGTTAAGCGAAGAAGTAATCGGAATCCAAAACCGACTCAGGTTTCAATGATCCGTAGTCAGGGAGTTCCGGTAACTCCTTCTTCGTGGTTTGTTCGACCTCTTCCCTGAATTTAAGGAGAAGGTCTTCGTCGAAAATCTTTCGGTAGGCGTGTCTCAACACAGCGGCCAAGTCGTCGCACTTGGGAGAGTGCGTCCCGTAGGAGTCGTGTATCATGGCAAGAGAATGTATCCCGTAGTGCGTCGAGGCTAGGTTCACCGTCTCATGCAAGGCGGCGGCGTCGAGGGAATGCACGAAGTTAGGGGAGATACCGTTCGCCTGACGCCTCTTGTCCAACGCAGGAACATCCGTCTGCCACTGGACGTGGGACTGACGCTCGCCAAGCAAGGTCTGTATCACCTCTCTTTTTTGTTGGTTGTATTTTTGTTTGACGGGGAACCCAAGCGGAGACGTCCACTTGACCGCCATGTCGTCGCTCGTTAGTACCTTGGCTACGTCTTGCAACCACTTCATTACCTGTTGCGGTCGGGTAAGCACCTCGTTCATTGCTTTCCAAATCAATCTCGAAAGGTAACCTGTCACCCTGTAAACCTCTTCCCCGACGAAAGGATCCTTCGCCCCCTTCAACACCCGTCCTTGATACCACTCGTCCACGTACGCCCTGCAACTGTATCGAGTGCCTCCGTAAGGCATCACCATGACAGGTCGCTTGGTGGCTTTCCTGTCTACGCCGAAGTCCAGCCATCCCTTCGCCAAGTGATCTCCACGTCCCACTTTCTTCTTTAATTTTTGGTTTACTCTCTCCGCCACGAAGGAGTACAGGTCGGCGGGGAAATCGTCGTCGGTCTGCCTGACGTTGGTAGCCAAACCTCCCACCTCGTCCCTAGCCAGTAGCGAAAGAATCTGTATGCCGTTGTTGGAGGCGTCCATGCTAACAGGTAAGCGAGTCTTGAACCCTCGACCGCCAGCCGCCAACATGTCACCCCACTCGAAACAAAATGCTT